ATGCTGTCACGGAGATATTCGGGGCGCTTGGTGAGTTCTTCAGTGGAGTTTGGGACGATATCGTTTCAATCTTCACTGAAGTCGGAACAGCGGTTGGCGATGCGGTCGGTGGAGCTGTCAAGAATGTAATCAACGCTGTGCTCAGCGGAGCTATTAATATCATCAACGGATTCATAAGTATGATAAACGGAGCAATCGGAATCATCAACAAGATTCCGGGCGTTAGCATTTCCAAGATCAGCAAGATTGATATGGTACAGCTTGAAAAAGGTGGAATCTTAAAGAAAGGCGAGATCGGTCTCCTTGAAGGAAACGGAGCAGAGGCGGTTGTACCACTCGATCAGAACAAGAAATGGATTGATGCGGTCGCTAATCAAATGAAAGTATCGCTCGATCAAGTCAAAGATGGCGGACACGATTACTCCGGACAGCTCAGTCAGATCCTGGCATTAATGCAGAACGGAGCAACGATTACAATTAATCAGACTATGAACGGGCAGACATTCGACAGACAAGTAATACAGGCGGTTAACCGCTATAACTATAGAACAGGAGGCAGATGATGACTATAACCCTTGACGGCGAGACCTTATTCGAGCCGGTAACGTGGAATGAATCATATTCGGTGGTCGAGTCAACATCGACCTCCGAAGCAGGAACAGACCTCGTGAATGTTACAAGGTCGGACAAATTACAAGTATCAGCGTCATTCCAATGCTCTTCGCTATGGTATCACAAGTTTCACACCATGTCTGTTAAGCCTCAGCTTGTACTTACAAAATATGATTCGCTTACAAACGCAACGAGCAATCGTACAGTCAGGATGCGAGACTTCACAGGAGAGCTTCAGAGGTATTCCAAAGACATACCGGGTTCGAATGGCTATTACAACGTAGGATTCACTCTTATAGAGTTCTAAGGAGGTGAATCATGTATCAAGTATCAAATGCATATTTGGCTGACATGAAGAAGCCGGTTCAGAGATTCGGTATCAAAGGAACAATCGGAAGTATTCCGTTTACATCGGACAATATCCTTTCCGGTACTATGAGCCTTACGAATCAATGCGTGGATAATGACGAGATTATCCTCGGAGCGGCATATATTGGAGAGTTCAGAGCGACATTCCGGAATATTAATATACAAAGATATGAGTGGATGGGTAAAACGATAACACCTATACATATCAGGTACATTCCTCAGCCAGACGGAACATCAGTTGCTGAGGAAGTACCGCTTGGGGTTTTCACAATAGCCGAAGTGACTTACTCGGTTGATGGAGTGGCGGTCGTTGCTTACGACAATATGAGCAAGTTGGATAAGGCGGCGGCATTCAACTCGACATCCGGAACAGCTTACGGAATCCTTACATCAATATGTACCGAATGCGATCTTGAACTCGGTATGACGAGGGCAGAGGTCGAAGCATTACCAAACGGAACGCAGCTATTTGGATGCTATCCGGAGAACAGCATCGAGACTTACAGAGACATGATCGGATGGCTTGCGCAGGCGCTCGCTTCGGTAGTCCTTGTAGACCGCTCGGGCAAGATTATCCTCAAGCCTTACGGAATGAGCGAGGTTGACACGATCACGGCTTCGAATCGTTTCGAATCATCAACATTCAGCGGATATGAGACACGTTATAGCGGAATATCGGTAGTTGATATAGCAAGCAAGCAGACAAGGTATTACGGTACAGATTATGATGTATATCTGACGATGAACCTCGGATCCAATCCGTTTCTGCAGTACGGAACGAAATCAACGAAAGAGACAATGGCAAGGGCGATCCTTGACAGTATATCAGCGGTGGCTTATGTGCCATTTAACGTGACAATGCTCGGCGATCCTTGTTACGATCTAACGGATGTACTTATCCAGAGCGGCGGAATCGGAGACAGCGACAAAGCTTTTTGCATACAAAGATTCAGTTGGAGCTTAATGAATGGCTACAACGCCGAAGGAGTCGGCAAAGATCCCGACCTTGCAAACGCAAAAAGTAAATCCGATAAACAGATTCAAGGCTTGCTCAATTCTACGAGTCAAAACCTTATTCAGTATTATTTTTACGAAAATGCTGAAGAACTTGTAATCAACGATACACAGACGGCGAGACTTATTGACCTTCGCTTCTCTTCACTTAAGGCAACCGTGGTAATGTTTCAGGCGGAGATTCTGCTTGAGACTTCGGTTGATGACGTTGCAGGACGAATCACTTACTACACAAACGGCGCAGAGGTTACAACTTACCACCCGGAGGAAAAGTGGATCGATGGAAAGCACGTCCTGCATCTTATGTGGCATATCCGGATTGGCGAGGCTCAGCTAACTAGATTTGTAGCAACGATCACGGCAGGCGGTGGCTCAATCACGATACCACCAAGAGGAGTTCAAGCTGTGGTTAGCGGTCAAGGACTTGCGGCGATCGGAGATTTTGACGGATTCATCGACATTGAGGACAAGATTGGAAGACTCAGCTTTACAAGTTTGCAGATGCGACCATTTACTTCAAATGTCACGGCAAACTTGCAGATTCCGGAGAGACCTTCGGGAGCTGAGACATTCGGAGCGTTTAATCTTGGTGGCTTAACGCTGCAAGGCTTCACGGATGCGCTATTTGTCAACAAGGACGCACTCAGTAACTACACGCACGGCGAATTGACACCGTACACACACGAAGACTTAGCAAACAGCTTCATATATGGCTAAATAAACGCACAGAAGGCTCGATTTTGAGCTTTTCTGTGCTAAACGATAAAATATACCTTTTGAAGAAAAAAGGAGGAAATATGGCATCACAGAGCGCACACTTTAATCTAACAAAGCCAGCATCCACCGATAATTACGGTATATCGGTATTTAACGATAATGCGGATATCATTGATGCGCAGATGTACAACAATCAGCAGAGTGCCGCAAAGGAAATGGTCGGAGCAACACCCCTTGCAGACGGCGAAAGCGGAAGAGTTCCAACTCCGGATGCAGGAGACGAAGAGAGGGTCTTAACCGGAGCAGGAACGTGGGTTGACGCTCTCAGCGTGATTGACTTCGCACAGCTCACGGCTCAGCAGATCGCAGACCTTAAGACAGCTTTAGGGCTTAGTTAGGAGGGCATAAATGATAAAAGGACATTCAATCATAGAACTTACGGACGCAAAGGGGAATGTTGAACGCTACGAAAATGATAACATGGTCACTAATGCGCTTCAGCTTTACCTTAACGACTTAGGCGAATATAACATATCGCCAATATATATGACAGAGGTTAGGGAAAATCTGATCGGCTCACTGTTGGGTGGGGTGCTTGCATTTGACTCGCATATTGCAGAGAACGCAAACAACATCATATGCCCGACAGGAGTAGGCATGACAGCTAACGGAGCGTATGGAGTAGTCTCCAACGATTCCGTCACAGAAATGGGTTCGTTTAACTCAGCCGAAAGCGGATGGACATCAGACGGCAAGTATAAGCTTGTATGGGACTATACCACAACACAGGGCAACGGTATTATTAATTGCCTGTCATTAACCTCAGCAAATCACGGCTATATAGGTGAAGGAAATTCAACAAGCTTACTTGTTAAAGCAACAAGCCGAAGCGACTACGCACTATGCGGAACACCGCAGGGGGTTGGAGTTGATGGACAGGCATATATAAGACATAGAACTGTTCGTGGATCGTGGACAGATTCAACTCTTACCCTTGTTGATTATTACAATATGTTCCCGACCGCAGGGCATACAGACGAGCATATGAGTGCTACCGGCAAGGTAAAGTTAAAGACATACAAAGTGCCTCTTAGCAAGCTAGACCTTCGCAACAGCTATCCGGCATACGCAAGCGGTGGCGGTTCGGAGTTTATCCCGGTTGACGAGGTAGAAATTGAACTACCGCTCGCTTTCAAGAATGCTCTTAACGGCGGAGCGCCTTCGTGGTATGCCAAACAAGGTCAGTATTACTACATGATAGCAGGGTTCGGTTTTGCCGATTACGGCGGAGGATATTGGGGAAGATTTGCAAATGGTCAGACATGGCAGGTTGCAAGGATTAATCCTGACAATACTATTTCAAGCTTTACTGTCGCTAACCCGGCAGGCGAACAGTTCGATTTCTGTTATCAAGGATTAGCGTTCTCGGCAGACACAATCCTTATTCAGCGATACAATATGGAAGATCCAAGCAATAGCATTCATTACTTCGAGGACATCAGCACAAATGCAGACGTGACCGTTGTCACAGCTCCGGTCGGCGCTAATTTACTTGCGTTCAGCTACCCGAATGAGGGCGTTGCTTATTTCTCGTCAATGAAAGCTGATATGGGACAGCGTGCAGTATATCCAACAAATGGAAACTCACCAGCATACAATATGGTAATTCAGCCATTAGACGATAACAAGCTTGTAAGTGTTCGCTATGAATCATCATATGGGGCAGATTTTTATGAAATGATAAAAACAACGAATTACCTTGCAACCATTAACAACCTACAGGAGCAGGTTGTAAAGACTGCGGAAAAAACGATGAAGATAACCTATGTGCTGTCATTTGAAGAGGAGAGTGAGTAATGAACGGATGGAACTTAATCCCCTGGTCAATTTCGATAATTGCACTAGTGTTTACCGCCATCACGTTTTACCGAAACGGCAGGAAGGATATCCGAAATGACGCAAAGAACGAGTCTTCACAGTTTGAAGGAATCCGAGAGGGGTTAATCAAAGCGAATATCAAGCTTGACCAAGTATGCGCCGTAACAAACGAGACACGCACGGATATAAAGTCTATCAACAAGGACATCGTAGAGCTTGACAAGAGAATGTCCGTAATCGAGAGAGATGTGAAGACCGCATTCATGCGTATAGATGAACTCAGAGACGAAATTAATAAACAAGGAGGCTGAAAATGAGCGATTTAACACCGATAACAAGAGAAGAAGCGCTGTTAGATGGGGCAGACCTTGAGCCAATCACACGTAAGGAGCAGTTTATCAAGAGGATTTATGATAAGACACAGGAAGTGCCTACCCCTATTACAAGAGAAGAATGGTTCTTAAAGAAAGCCGGAGAAGGTGGTGGAGGAGTAACAGTCGAACAGCTCAACGCAACCGAAAACGGTACATATAGTGAGCAGGGCAAAGCCTACTCACCTGTAATCGTAGAAGTTCCGCAGACAACTGTCGAATCGCTGAATATCACAGCAAACGGAACTTACACAGCTCCGAGCGGTAAGGCTTACTCGCCTGTGACAGTCAATGTTCGAACTGACTATTACGGAATGATTATTCACCAAGCCATAGCTGACCCAAATGAAAGAATTGAGTATATCGGAATTAATACTAATTATCGCAAAATGACTCCTGATTTTGCTTCGGGCAAGGTTGACTATGGCGATTGGATAGGAATGCCAACGATTGTGCGAAATAAGCCTGCTATGATTAAGACGGACGGCACTCTCGACTATTACCTAGACGAATCCGACTACACGAAAAAAGCCGATGGCACAGCGTCAGACGTTAGTAACCTCGCCTACGATGGCAACGCTTTCGCATGGTTCGAGGCTATGTGGATGAAGATAATCGAGAACGGCTCTGACCTTGAGATTCATTTTGCATACGAACAGCTTGATTCAGGCTATTACGAAGTATGCCCAACAGGTTCAGAGGGCGTATGGCTTCCGATGTTTTATGGTTCGCCAGATAGTAGCGGAAAGATGCGCTCTATTGCGAATACGTCTGTTCTTGGCGGTGAAACGAACAACACCACGACAGACGTACAGAATACTGCTATTAAACGAAACGGTAATGACTATTATTTCTTAGGCGGAAAACTTCTCGATTGCATCTCGTTACTTCAGATGATGTGGTTTAAGACTACAAATTCGGACAATATATGTCGAGGAAATCAAGATGGATTTGATTCATCTGATAGTACTACTTATGGAACAAAGGTTAATCCAATCGTGGGCGGAGGTCAGTTTTATTGCACAAATGATGGCAAGACTGCAAACAAGATCCTTCACTGTCTGCCACTTGGAACTTATGATGTGTGGTTAAGGAATCCATACATTATTTGCGATAACGGAACATACAAAGTATCGAAGGACTATACTTTTGATTCAACAGGAGCAACATATACGAATACAGGAAAGACTTCTCCAAGCGATAATGATTATCAGAAAGAGCTGACCTATGTTGATGGCTTCGGACTTGTGCCAAAATCTGTCGGGGCAAGCACTTCAACGTATTACAGTGACAATTACTATATTGGTCCATCTGTTGTCGCTGTTGCGCTTTCGTTCGGTGACTGTTATCACTATCGTAATTCTGGTTTTCGTTGCTTGGACTGTTACGATGCGGCTGATGTCTCGGCTTGGAGCGTCGGCTGCGCCCTCTTCTTGAAACAGTCAAGATAGGGGCATAACTAATAATAAACGGAGGTAAATCACTATGACATCTTGGACAGAAGAAGAACTTGACCACAAGCCAGAAGAGCTTGAGGTTAACTATGATGAGTATATTCAGAGAAAGAACATTAAAGAAGTCACAAAGAAAGACGAAGAAGGCAGAACATACAAAGCGTGGACTTGTCAGATGCGTTTTCTTAAGATTTCCGAATATGAAATGCTGAAAGCTATGCAGAATATTATGGCTGGAGGGATAGAAGTTTAATCAGCTCAAGTATCTACTCTACTCGGGCAGAATAACATCTTTGCCGATTGCGGGCAGATATTAGAGGGCGAGTATTTTGTGACATTATAGGCAAGTTACAGGCAAGTTAAAAAGAACCAAAATACGTCATTTTTGGATGCTAACCGACATCTTTTGTGAAAAGATGCAAGTTAGCATTCAGATTTGGTTTCAAGAAAGGAGGAGAGGGATGTTTAAAAACAAAACTTATGACACGCTTAAATATATAGCACAGATAATCCTACCTGCTATCGCAACCCTGTATTTTGCTTTAGCTTCAATATGGGGATTGCCCTATGGCGAGCAGATTGTAGGCACTATCACAGCTATAGATGCATTCCTTGGAGCAATCCTTGGAATCAGCACGGCGCAGTATAATAAGAGACAGGAGGTGACGGGTAATGAGCAATAGTCCACTTGTTCAGTATACTAAGATAAGCCCTCACAGGTCGGAACGCTACGAGGCAATAAAGAAAATCACAATCCATCACATGGCAGGCAAGCTCACAGTCGAAGAGTGTGGCGAGATTTTTCAGACTAGAGAAGCAAGCGCTAATTACGGAATCGGCACAGACGGCAGAATTGGAATGTATGTCGAGGAGAAAGACATGGCGTGGGCATCATGCAGTAAATCAAACGATCAGCAGGCGGTAAATATTGAGCTTGCTAACGATCAGATTGAGGGAGAGTGGCACGTCAGCGATCTTGTTCTTTCGAGGTGCATAGAACTTGTCGTTGACATCTGCCGCCGCAACGGAATAAAGCGGCTTAACTATACCGGAGACGCTTCGGGCAACCTTACGATGCATTGCTACTTTTATGCAACAGCTTGTCCAGGCCCTTACCTCAAGAGCAAATTCCCATACATAGCCGCAGAAGTGAACAGGAGGTTAGACGAATTGACATATCAGGATTATATCGAAACATTACCCGACAGAGGCTACTTCCTCAAGGGCGATGGCTACAAGGAAAACATCAAAATGAAAGACCAGATTAAGCACATTCAGCGCTTCTTGAACTGGGCTTTAGGTCTTAACATATCAGTTAGCGGAAAGTACGGAGACGCGACCGAAGAGGCTGTCCGTAACTTCCAGAAAGCCGCAGGAATAGCGGTTGATGGTTCGTGGGGCAAGGATACGCTTGTAGCTTCCCGAACATTTACAAAATAGCGAGTTTCATACTCATATATCTTCCATGCGAGGGCGGTCTGTTTCGGCAGGTCGCTCTTTTTAAGATGTAATCAAAATGTAATCAAAAACCCTTACATACAACGCAAATGCGTTAAATATCATTGATTCGTAATCAATAGGTCGTGGGTTCGAGTCCCATCAGAAGCTTAACCCCTAAAAGCCTTGAAATCACGTATATGCGTGGGTTTCAGGGCTTTTTCTTTATTCAAAAAGTATTACTTAGTATTGCCAAATACTCCGAAAATAGATGTAACCAACGTGTAACCAAGCTCCGTTTTGACCATAATGTAATCATTTTGTAATCAAAAATTGAACACATTGTTGATAGCGGTATAAGTGTTTTCCTTACCTTCCACAAGATGCGAATAAACTTCAATAACCATCTTCTCGTTATCGCCGAGTATCCGGGCAATCTCTTTGGTTGAGATAAGCGGTATCTGATAACAAAGCTCGGTGCAGTAGTTGTGGCGGAACGTGTGAGCGGTTAATCCGACAATCTGCTTCTCGTTCTTCTTGCGTGGATTATAACCGAGCGCAATATTCATAGAGCAGATAATTGATTCCCACATCCGTTTATAAGCGTTCTCGGTCATTATAGGCTTGTTTTTGCCGTGAAAGATATAATCTGTCGAACTTTCAATAAAAAGCCGTATACGGTCAATACACGCATCAGGAAGAGGTATTATCCTTATACCATTATCAGACTTGGGATAAGGCTTGATCTGTCCCTGCACCCAAGCCTTGCTTATGCTGACGGTTTTTCTTTGCCAGTCAAAGTCATCCTTAGTCAGAGCGAGCGCTTCACCCTTGCGTAAACCGCAGTAATAGAGCAACGAAACAAAGGCTCTTTTCCTATCGTCAAGCTCAGCCTTAAAGAGTGCTTCCTTTTCCAAATCACTCAGAGGCTTTTTAAGCGCCTTTTGATACTTAGGCAAGGAAATATCCATTAATACATCTTCAAGGGCACTGTGGGGCATTATGTGCTCTCTGACAGCCATTTTGATTATCTGCTTAAAGGTTAAGCTAATTTGTTGACATGTCCTAGGACGGTCTATCTTGTTATTAATGCATTTTTGAAAATGCGAATGCGTAATCTTGGCAAGCGGAACGTCATTTATTTCCTCAAAGCAAGACCGGATTACCGATTGATACATCATCCGGGTGTTCATTTCTTTAGTCATTTTCGCCGTGTTCAGCCATTGCAGAGCATACTCGCCGAATGTGATATTGGAAAGCTGCATAGTCTCTTGCGACAATTCCTGCTTAAATGCGATAACCTTTTTCTCAAGATCGGCAGAGCTTTTCTTGCTCGATATCCGTTTCCGATGCTTCGCTCCGGTAGCGGTCAGCGTTCCGTCATATACAAGGGTATACCATTCTTTGCGTGCTTCATTGAATGAATACTTAGCTTTAGCCATCTTTATTTATCTCCTTGAATAATTTGCAATACATCAAAACGTGTTCCCTTAATTTTTCATTGTTTCTCATACTTCGAACAATGTCGGCTTCTTCTGATGACAATTCCATTTCCTCAACATTCCATCCGATCAAATCTCCGGGCGTTGTTCTTAAGGCATCAGCTATCGCTTGTATTTTACTCTGCGGAAGGTCTATCTCTCCGCTTTCGATCCTTGCTATAGCTGAGCGATTTGCATAACCTGAAAGCCGGGCGAGTGTGTCCTGAGACATATTGAGCTCTTTTCTTCTCTTCTTGATGTTTGTGTATAGTGTTTTATCGTCCATATTATCACCCCCTATAGTGAGTATTTTTATAATAGCTTTTTTATTTTCAAAATGCAACAAAATTGTTATTGACAGTAAACAGACAATATGCTAGATTTAGCTTGTCGGTGTTTATCGACAGTAAACACGGAAGGAGGGAAACGATGACTAATACAGAAATGCTCAACAAGGCATTTACAGAATCGGGCGTTACAATCACATTCTTAGCTAATAAGTTAGGATGCACACGTAACAGAATTTATGCGATTCTTAGCGGCTCAGAGATTAAGCTATCGGAGATCACAGCCATTTGCGATGCCTTGCATATAAGCAAGAAGGATAGAGACACAATTTTTTTTGCGAACTAGCGTTACTGACAGTAAACAAAGGAGGCAGAATGAAATACCCGAAGCAGGTAATGACAATTAAAGAATTGAGAGCGATGGGCTTCCCGGACGAGTGGCTTCGGAGTATTTACCGAAACCGCCACCAGAACATCGCTTGGAAGATGGGTGGGGAAGAAAAGCCGCACAGCACCATCTTATTCGACACGGAGGAGCTAGAGAAGTACCGGAAAGCGCAATGCACCGGAGTTTAGGAGGGTTTATGAAGAAATATGACTGGGGATGGCTTGCAAAGATCGCAGGCTATGGAATATCAGCGGCGCTTTTAATCTACTTCGGCATCTGCACGGCTTGCGTGTGGTTCGATGCAGTTGAGCCGTGGAACATTTGGCAAATCATAGCCAAATAACGCACGGAGAGGCGTTTTAAGGCGGTTGAAATGATAAAGCCGATAATTTACCCATTAAGGATAAAAAACGGCTTAAAAATGAAAGAACTCATTTATCCGTTCCCATACACCAAGAAGAAGGAGGACAAATAATGGCAGAAAAAATCGAAATTACAGACAGAACGTTACAGGCAATTCAGACCGAACTGAAAGCTCCAAAAGGGCAGTATAACAAGTTCGGCAATTACAAGTATAGATCCTGTGAGGATATCTTAGAAGCGGTCAAGCCGATACTCGCAAAGCACGGTGCAAATTTAATCCTCACAGATGACATTGACATGATAGGCAATAGATTTTACGTGAGAGCAACCGCTGTGCTCAGAGTAGGCGAAAAGGTTATCGGAACATCAACAGCATTTGCGAGAGAACCGGAGGATAAGAAGGGCATGGATGCGTCACAGATTACCGGAACAGCATCAAGCTATGCGAGAAAGTATGCACTCAACGGCTTATTACTGATTGACGATACCAAAGACGAGGATAGTAACGAGCTTAGGGAGGAAAAAGCCACAAAGGCAGCAACATCTCAGAAAAAGATTAAGACCGAAGAGGAAATGAAAGCGACAGAGACACAGACGATCGACAGCTTAGCTCTTACGGCGGTCAAGGCGAGGCTTGCGGAAACGTCAAAGCAGCTTGGCAGGACATTAGACGAAGAAGCGCTCTGTAAAATGATCGGATGCGAGTCACTCGACAAAATGACATACCCACAGCTTCGCATCCTTAACGATAACATCGACAAGTGGATGGGAGTGAAGAAATGAAGGGCAAATGGCACGGACAGCCGTATCACGATTACGCAGGCGGCAAGTGGCTGTTGACCTTCGAAACATCCGAGATACCTACGATCTATGACAAAACCAAAGACAAAGAGCTGAATATCGACATCAAACAATTCAGAGAGGGACGGAGCAAGGATGCAAACGCTTTACTCTGGGCGTGCATTGGGGAGATTGCGGTAGCTCTTAGAACAGATAAATGGAGCGTGTACCTCTTAATGCTCAAGCGTTACGGACAGTACACGTATATATGTGTTCCACCGCAGGCGGTTGATATGGTCAAAAGGCAATGGCGAGAGGTTGAAGAGATCGGGGACATCAAGATCAACGGCAGAGATGCAATTCAGCTACTTTGTTATTACGGATCATCAACTTATGATGCTCAGCAATTCAGCGCTTTGCTTGACGGAGTAATTAGCGAAATGAAGGAGATGGGGTTGAAAACTCCAACGAGTGAAGAAATGCGCAGAAGCTTGGAAGAATGGGAGAGGATGAATAAAGCATGAGTTCAAAAGAAGAGTTGATTAAAGTAATTAGATCGCTTTCAGGCAATTTTTAGGAGGGCGATGAAATGATAATTATGAATTATGCCTGCACATCATTAGTAAATTTTGATGAGGCAGGATATATATTCGTTGGCAGCGATAAAAAAACCATAAAAGTATGCTTCACAAACAATAGTGGATGTGAACTTGCGAGATATTCGACAGAAGCACAGGTCAAATATGCTCTTGAAATGCTTTACGAGTCGATCAAGGGTGAAGATAGGGTTTTCAGATTTCCGAATGAAAGAGAAATCAATGAAAGAATGAGCGCCGCAAGATTTGCCCACAGCCATGTAAAGACAAAGGAGAACAGACATGGAGGAAGCTAATATCAATAAAGCACTCAATACGTTGGCAAGGCACAAAATGATTGAACGGCTTTACAGGGATATCCTCATCGATATGACTGTATGCGAACTTGAAGGCTGGGACAAGATGGAATATGTCAGAGAATTGCAGGAGGTGATCAATCATTTTAGAAGAAAATAAAAACTATAAAAAAGAGATAGCGGATACCATTCAGGGGATATCGGGTAAATATAATCCGTATCAAATATTCAGAGACTGGTGTGAGATGTATGCTATCTCGATTCAAAACAGTTGCACGCTCTGGCATGATGCAATATGGCAGCACCGGGAGGATATCTATAACTCACTTTGGAACAAGTATGATGAATGCGAACATGATGCTTTTGTTAAAATGACCGGGCTCTATGCGATAGCACTGCATTATGAAATAGGAGATATTCTCGGTGAGATCTTTATGGAATCCGGAGCCGGGAATGCATCAGCAGGTCAATTTTTCACTCCGTTTCATGTGTCAGAAATGGTGGCTAAGATCGGTGTTTCTGAAAATATTTTGAAAGATGAAAAGATACACATGGCAGAGCCTTCTATCGGATCCGGAGGAATGGTTATA